ATGAGAACGCAATTAAGAAATCTGTAAGAAATTTAGTACAAACAATCCCAACTGAGAGGTTTTTTAACTCAGCATTGGGATCTGAGGTACGTGATAGCCTATTTGACTTTGTTGATTTTGGTACTGCATCTGTAATACAGAACCAAATTCAAATTACACTTGAAAACTTTGAACCTAGAATAGATAATGTAGTAGTTGAAGTAAATCCAAAACCAGATTTGAATGAATTTGAGGTTACGGTGTTCTTTAATATTATTGGACAAGACATTCCTACACAAGAATTCACATTCATGCTCGAAGCAACAAGATAAATGCCTTTTACTAAGTTTACTAACCTAGATTTTGATCAAATCAAGACTTCAATTAAAGATTATCTCCGTGCAAACTCGGATTTTACAGATTTTGACTTTGAAGGATCAAATTTTTCAGTTTTAATTGATACTTTAGCATATAATACGTATATTACAGCGTTTAACTCTAATATGATTGTAAATGAGTCATTCTTAGACTCTGCTACATTGCGTGAAAACGTTGTTTCTCTTGCAAGGAACATTGGATATGTACCAAGATCAAGAACTGCTGCTCAAGCGACAGTTTCTTTTAACATTACAACTGCAACAAACACACCCACACTCACTCTTCAAGCAGGTTTGGTTTGTGTAGGAGCATCAAATGATAGTTCATATGTATTTTCGATTCCAGAATCAATTACAACTGTAACAACACAGCAGACTGATACAAATGGCAATATAATAAGCAGTACTGGAGTTTTTAGTAATATAGTCATATATCAAGGAACTTACTTATCGAAGACTTTTGTAGTTGATGGGTCATTAGATCAACGATTTATACTTGAAAATTCATTTATTGACACTGGAACCATCAAAGTTTATGTAAAAGGTGCAGCCGATACTGGTTTAGGTAGAGAATATCGTAAGGTAGATAATATTTTAAACATTACTGATACTTCAGAGACATATTTAATTCAAGAAGCAACTGATGAAAGGTATGAATTGTTATTTGGTGATGGGGTATTTGGTAAAAAACTAGAAAATGATGCAATAATTACTGTTTCTTATATCACTACAGACGGTATTGAGGGAAATGGTCCTGCATCTTTCCAATATTCAGGTAGTATTACATCATCATCTAATCAAATACAATTACCAACAACCACACCTATTGTTGCAACAGTCTCAGCGGCAGCTAATGGGGGTGAAATTGAGTCAATTAGTTCAATTAAGTATTTTGCACCTAGACTGTATTCATCGCAGTACAGAGCAGTTACAGCAAGGGATTATGAGTCTATAATACAACAAATATATCCAAATACCGAATCCGTATCGGTTGTAGGTGGAGAAGAACTTGATCCACCTGAGTTTGGAACAGTGTTTATTACAATAAAACCAAAAAATGGTGAATTTGTATCCGATTTTGATAAAAATTCAATTTTATCTAATTTAAAAAGTTATGCATTAGCAGGTATAAATCAAAAACTACTTGATTTAAAATTATTATACGTTGAATTGGATTCATTTGTATATTATGACCCATCAAAGGTCACAACAGTATCTGAATTGAAGACAAAAATTACAAATGGTCTACTTACATACGGTTCATCAACTGATATTAATAAATTTGGTGGAAGATTTAAATATAGTAAGGTATTAAATGTAATTGACAATATAGATGATGCGATTACTTCAAATATTACAAGGGTAAGAATTAGAAGAAACCTTAGAGCATTGACTAATACATTTGCTCAATATGAATTATGTTATGGAAATAAATTCCATATTAATCCAGAGGGTAAAAACATTAAGAGTACTGGATTTACAATTCAAGGTCAAAATGACACAGTTTATTTTACTGACATACCTAATAAGCATAGTGATGGCACTTTAGATGGAAGTGGTAAAGGTATTTTGGCTATTGTTAAAGGGGATACTGAATTATCTCAAAATCAATTAGTTGTAGCATCTGCAGGAATTGTTGATTATGATCATGGTGAAGTGATTATTTCAACTGTAAACATAACATCAACTCAAAGACCAAATAATATTATAGAAATTCAAGCATTCCCAGAATCTAATGATGTTATTGGATTGAAAGACTTATATTTGAGTTTTTCCGTTGGTGATAGCTCTATAAATATGATTAAGGACACAATCACTTCTGGTGAACAGATATCGGGTGTCGGATATAAGATTACATCAAGTTATGCAAATGGAGCACTTGTAAGGGGATAGTATGATAACCACTGGAATTGATAAAAGAGTCAAAGTCCAACAGATAATTGAAAACCAAATTCCAGAGTTTTTCTTATCTGAAAGTCCAAAGGCAGTAGATTTTTTAAAGCAATACTATATTTCCCAAGAATATCAGGGAGGTGTAATTGACCTTACTGATAATTTAGATCAATATGTAAAATTAGATAATTTAACACCTGAAGTTGTTGTTGGAGAGACTAAGTTAACAAGTGGTATTACTACAACAGATACTACAGTAAATGTTACTAGCACTAAAGGATTTCCAAATGAATATGGTCTTTTTAAGATTGAAAATGAAGTCGTAACATATACTGGAATCACAACTAATAGTTTTACAGGTTGTATTCGTGGTTTTAGTGGTATCACAACTTATCATGCAGAAGATAATCCAACAGAATTGGTATTTACTGATTCATCTGCAATTAATCATGATAATGATGCAACTGTACTTAATTTAAGTGCACTTTTTCTTAAAGAATTTTATAAAAAGACAAAAAAATTACTTACACCAGGTTTAGAAAATGTAAATTTTGTCAATAATCTAGATGTAAGCAATTTCATTAAAAATTCAAAATCATTATACCAATCAAAAGGAACAGAAGAGTCATTTAGAATTTTATTTAATGTTTTATATAATGAAACACCTAAAATTGTTGATTTAGAGCAATATTTAATAAAACCATCATCTGCAGAGTATATACGTAGAGAAATTGTTCTTGCAGAGTCTATATCTGGCAATCCAGCAAACTTAGTTGGACAAACTATCATAAAATCAAATGATAGTGCAACTAGAGCATCAATATCTGAAGTAGAACCATTAACAAGAAAGGGAAAAGTATATTACAAAATAGGTTTATTTGTTGGTTTTAATGATGTTGACCTTATTGAAGGAACATTTAATATAACTGGCAAAACAAAAGTAATTGGTAATGTATCTGCAGGTTCTTCAGTAATAACTGTTGATTCTACTGTTGGATTTGCTCAAACAGGAACTTTAGTGTCTGGTATAAGCACAAACATCTATTATAATGATAAATCAGTTAATCAATTCTTTGGGTGTGAAAATATTATTGATGATATATCTACTTCTGATGATATAAGATCAGATGAATTTTACTATGGTTATGAAAATGGTGATTTAAGCAAAAAAGTAGAAATTAGATTAACAGGAGTCTTATCAAAATTTACTCCAACCTCAGATATTCGATTATTGACTGAAGGTGAAAAAATTACTGTTAGAAATGTTGGTGAAAAGATAGCAAATCCTATAGAAGATAAAACTAAGAAGCAAATATTCGCAAACACATGGATTTATAATACATCATCTAGATTTAGAATTGAAAGTATATCTGGTGCTAATATTGTCCTATTTACAAGAGATATTGATAAATCAAGTCTAAAAGTTGGAGATAATGTTGAAATATTATTCAGAAATGAAGAGACTAAGATATCTACAGGAATTGTAGGTAATATTGATAAACCAACTGGTACTATTTCACTTAATAATCTAACAAATCAACCAGGAATTACTTTATTTCCAGACCCAAATAGAGAATATGACTTAAGAAGAGTAATAAATCGTGCAACAAGTACAATAGCAGATATAGAATTTGGAAATAGTGTATTAACAACTGATGTAACAAATGTATATAATGAATCAAATACAAATTTTTATGTTGCATCCAATTCCCTACCATCATATCAAATAACAGCATCATTACCAAAGGCAATACTACCTAATGCAATAGCAGGTAATCAATTACCACAATCTGGATATAATGGAAACACCCTTAAGTATAGTATTCTATCATTTCAAAATCCAGTTCCTTTTATAACTGGTGATGAAATTTTTTATACAGCTCAAGGAACAGTTTTACCGAATTTACCAGAAGCATCATACTATGTTGAGGTATTAAACAATCCAAACCAAATACGTCTTTATAGATCAAGATCATTTATACCTATAGCCGACTTTGAAGAATTTGAAGCATTATCATCTGGTTCTGGAACTCATACATTTTCTTTAGTTGGTATTGTTGAACAGGAAATAGCTTCTCAAAAACTATTAAAAAAATTCCCATTAAATCCCAATCTTACAAATGCAAAATCAGTTGTTACAACACCTGGTACAACTGGAATGTTAATAAATGGGGTTGAAATAAGAAATTATAAATCTAACGATAAAATATTCTTTGGACCTTTAGATAAAGTTAGTTTATTAAATGGTGGTAGTAACTATGATCTTTTAAAACCACCTACCATTGAGTTATCAGCACCTGTTACAGGAAGCACCAATGCTTTAATAAGACCTGTAATTACAGGTTCTGTGAAAGATGTTCAGGTTGATCCTCAAGATTTTGATATTAAAAGAGTAATATCAGTTACTATTGAGGGTGGTAATGGAAATGGATCTGTTCTAGAACCTTTATTATCAGAAAGAAGAAGAGAGATATCATTTGATGCAAGATTAATAGCAGAATCTGGTGGAATTGATAATATAAATGAAACTCTTACATTCTTAGATAAACACAATATTGTAAGTGGACAACCTCTTGTTTATGATAGAAATAACAATCCATCACTTGGAATAGGAACTGTAGGTAATGATAGTGGTACTTCTGTAGTTGGGTTGGGAACTACAACCTTAGTTAATGCGTCTACATATTATCCATCTGTAATTAATCCAACCACAATAAAATTATTCCAAACCTTAGATGATTATAATGCAGGTATTAACACTGTTGGATTTACAACTACTAATAAAATTGGTGTTCATAAATTTAAACTTTTAAGTAAAGAAAAAACCTTAAAAGATATTAGAGTTATAGATGGTGGAAGTGGATATGAAAATAGACAAGTTTATGTAAAACCAACTGGTATAAACACAATAACAAATACAATTCATTTTGATAATCATGGATTTAATGAAGGTGATAAAATTGTTTATTCTACTGCAGTTGGAATAGGATCAACAATACCAACATCTATTACTGGATTGACAACATCCACTGGTATAACTACAACTTCTAACTATTATCAAGTATTAAAGGTAAATGATAATTCATTCAGAATTGTAAATGCTGGTCTTGGTGGAACAATTAAAACCGAATATAATAGAAGTGATTATATTAAGTTCTCAGATCAAGGAACTGGATTCCAAGTATTTAAATATCCAGATGTTAAATTAAATTTAAAATATGAACTTGCTAATACTAGTATTGGTATCATAACTGCTACACCAGTTGTTAGAGGTCCTATTACTGATATTCTACTTTATGAAGAGGGTACTGGTTATGGATCTGATATACTTAATCTTGAAAAATCAGTAACAGTAAGTGTAAAAACAGGTAAAGACGCTCAATTAAAACCAATTATTACTGATGGAAAGATATCTTTTGTTGAAATACAATCTAGAGGTCGTGAGTATTCTTCTGCTCCAGACTTGGAAGTAGTTGGAATAGGTACTGGTTTAGGTGCAAAATTAAGAGCAGTTGTTGTAGACGGGAAAATTGATCAAGTCATAATATTAGATGGTGGTCTTCAATATCAGCAAGATAAAATTGATATAAAAGTAGTTCCACCAGGAACTGGTACTAAATTAGAAGTTTCTACTAGAGGACTTACTGTTAATACTTTCGCAAGGTATGGTAATGAAGCTCTTGTTGAAACTAATAACAAATTAGAATATTCAATTGTTGGATACTCTACTCAAATTGGAAATGATACATTTGGAGATACTGGTAATGGTCATTCTCCAATTATTGGTTGGGCTTATGATGGTAATCCAATATATGGTCCATATGGATATAGTGATGCAAATGATGACAATTCTTCTATTAGAATTTTAAATAGTGGATATGTATTAGATACTTCTAGTGTTTTAGACAGACCATCTGGATTTAGTAATGGATTTTTTGTTGAAGATTATAAATTTACAAATGCAGGTGATTTAGATCAGCATAATGGTAGATATGGAAGAACCCCAGAGTATCCAAATGGAACTTATGCATATTTTGTTGGAATTGCAACTAATACATTATTACCTTCTTTCCCATACTTTATAGGACAATCTTATAGATCAGATCCATCTACAGAAAATTTCAATATTAATCAAAATACTTTTGATTTTAATACATCAGATTTAATACGTAACAGTTATCCATATAAAGTATCTGATGAATTTGCAGATAATGATTTTATTGTAGAATCAAATGAAATAACACAACAATCCTCAATTGTTGAATCAACAACATCAGGTTCTATTGATTCTATTGATATCATAAATGTTGGTGACAATTATGAGATTGGTGATAGTGCAATATTTGATAATACTGATACAAATGGTGGTGGATTAAGTGTATCTGTAAAACGTTTACAAGGAAAAGAGATAACATCTATTGAAACAACAGTAGATACCTATGAAAATGTGGTTTTTGTATGGAGAAATCCACAACATGTTGCTGCTTATATTTCTACTGCTCCAAGTCTAAATGGACTTGATAATGTTATTGTATCTGGTCTAAGCACTTCTTTAATAAAAGGTTTAGCAGGTTCACATCAAATAGGAATAGATACTTCTCAAACAGTTCTTTATCAAGAAGTACCAAATTCTGCAACAACTGGTATTGTGACTGATATGTACGTTTCACATATACCAGAGCATATTTCAGTCGGTAGCAGTATTGGGATTGGAACAGAGAAATTATTAGTTTTAAACACTTTTAATCAAAATAATATTTTAAGAGTAAAGAGAGGTGTTGTATCAGGTGTTCATACAGTATCAACAAAAGTTAGTTTAATACCTAGTTACTTCAATATACCACTTGAAACTGATTTATTTGACTCTAAAGTAAATGATTTAATCTACTTTAATCCTCATGAGTCTATAGGTGTTGGTACAGTTGTTGGATTAGGATCAACAGCAACATCAACTTTAGGTGATCTTATAAAAGTTGTATCCACACCAACTCATAGCATTTTCTTACCTGATCATCCATTTAAAACAAATCAAAGAGTTACTTTAACAAAACCTGCATCAGGTTATGGAATAACAGTTTCAGATGATGATGGTGTTTCTACATTTAAATTACCATCTGGTTCAGCAAATAGTGAAGATGTATTCATAATAAGAAAATCAAAAGATTACGTTGGAATAGTCACACAAGTTGGTTTAACAACTTCAACCAATGGATTAGCATTTGTAGGTGATACAAAAGTTGGATCAAGTAGTTTTGAGTATCTCTTACAATCCAATCCAACACAAATTACAGGAAAGTTACAACGTGTTGATGCTGTAGTAGCATTATCAACCGCACACAATTTGATTAATGGTGATGTTATTGATCTTAGTCTAACACCAAATGAATCGGTTGGAATAGGTACATCAGGGTCTATAGATCTTAGATTTGATAATCAAACACAGAATTTATTAATAAATCAAATTACATGCCCATCAAGTGGAGTTACAACATCAACCAATAACTTTAATATTGCAGATCATAATTTAAAGACGGGTGATAAAGTTAAATATGCATCATCGTCAGTATCACAGGGTTTAACAAATAATGAATCTTACTATGTTTTCAAAGTTGATGATAATAACTTTAAATTGGGTGAAACTTATATTGATGTAACAAGTAATCCATCTAGTGTTATAGAGTTAAGTTCTACTGGTGGAACGCATGAATTTTCCTTAATTAACCCACCAATATCAATTCTTAGAGATAATAATTTAGTTTTTGGATTAGGTCATACATCACTTCAAGGTTATGAATTAA